GCCCCCACGCAGAGAATTTTTCTGACCGCAGTGAGGTAATCAAATGGCAGGAGTCAAGGGACGCAGTGGCGGCCGCCGCCCAGGTGCCGGACGAAAGCCAAGTCCGCCTGTGGTGTTGCCGCCCGAGGTACCGTCGGAGATGGCATCCGATCCGAAGACCTTTCTGGTCGGCGTGATGCAGAACAACAGCCTTGATGTGCGTTTGCGCATGAAGGCGGCCGAGTCGCTGATGCCGTACTACTACGCTCGCAAGGTCGAGGTGCGGCCTGGCAAGAAGGAAGGCGCGGAGGCGGAGGCTCTGATCTCTCACCGGGACAGCAACTGGGACATGTTCCTAGCTGATGCCACCGCGCAGTGAGCTGGAACCTTTCACGCCTGGACTGGGCCGATCGGATACGGTCGGCGCAATCGCTGTTGCCGGATGATCTGCCGCTGATTCGTTCGGAGGCGGATCGCGCTGTCGGCATGTTCAACATGCTGCGGCTGCCGGATGTACCGGGCCGGCCGGCGATGGCCGAGGCCGCCGGCCAGTGGCAGCGCGACCTGGTGCGCGCGCTGTTCGGCAGCTACGACCCCGAGCAACGGGTGCGGCACATCCGCGAGTTGTTCGTGCTGGTGCCCAAGAAGAACAGCAAGACCACTGCCAGCGCGGCGATCATGCTGACGGCGGTGCTGATGTCGCGCCGGCCATTGGCGGAGTTCCTGTTTGTGGCTCCGACGCAGGAGGTCAGCGAGATTGCGTTCCGGCAGACCGTCGGGATGATTGAGGCGGATCCGGTGCTCTTGGCCAAGTTTCACATCCAGGAGCACATCAAGAAGATTACCTACCGGCCGACGGGTGCGTTCCTCAAGGTCAAGAGTTTTGACCCCAAGATCGTCACCGGGACCAAGCCGTCTGGGGTGCTGCTCGACGAGCTGCACGTCATCGCCGATGACCACAATGCGGACCGCGTGATCGGCCAGCTGCGGGGCGGTCTCATTAGCCAGCCCGAGGCGTTCATGGTGACCATCACCACGCAGTCCGAGCGACCGCCATCGGGTGTGTTCCGGTCGGAGCTCGGGAAGGCGAGGGCGGTGCGAGATGGTCGGCTGGATGCCCCCATCCTGCCGATGCTGTACGAGTTCCCGGATGGTGTCGATTGGCGCGACTCAGCCAACTGGGCAATGGTTACGCCGAACAACGGCCTCTCGATCACGGTTGGCCGGCTTGAAACCGAGTACCGCGCTGCCGAAGCCGCCGGCGAAGAAGAGCTGCGCCGCTGGGCCAGTCAGCACCTCAACGTGGAGATCGGCTTGGCGCTGAAAGCCGACCGCTGGGCAGGTGCTGATTTCTGGGAGCAACAGGCTGCGCCGGGGCTGTCACTCGACGCGGTGTTGTCGCGCAGCGATGTGGTTGATGTCGGGATCGACGGTGGCGGTCTCGATGACTTGCTCGGCTTGGCCGTCATCGGGCGGGACCGGGAGACCGGCGACTGGCTGCACTGGGCGCATGCGTGGGCGCACCCAGTGGCTTTGGAGCGCCGCAAGAACAATGTGCCAGCGATGCTCGACTTTGAGCGCGATGGCGACCTCACCTTGTGCAACCAGGTGGGCGATGACGTGCGCGAGGTGGCGGAGCTGGTTGACGACATCAACGCGCGAGGGCTGCTGGACAAGATCGGCGTTGACCCGACGGGTATCGGGTCGGTGTTGGATGCCCTTGAGGAGCGCGGCATAGATGCAGCCAAGGTGGTCGGCATCTCGCAGGGCTGGAAGATGACGGGCCACATCAAGACGGCGGAACGCCGGCTGGCGCAGGGCTCGATGTGGCATGGCGGGTCAAGGATGATGGCTTGGTGTGTTGGCAACGCCAAGGTCGAGCCGCGTGGCAACGCGGTCATCATCACCAAACAGGCGGCGGGTGCCGGCAAGATCGACCCGCTGATGGCGACTTTCAACGCGGTGGCGTTGATGTCCATGAACCCGGAGGCGTCCGGTGACTTCGCGGGCTTCATAGGCTCACCCATCTCGCTGAGTCTCACATGAACTTTTTTCAAAATTTGGGCAGTTGGGTGATGGGTGGCTTGCGCCGGAGTGTCGGCGTCCAGTACCCGACCCCGCAGGCGTACAGCGAAGCATCGGCTGCGCCTGTCACGTTCGATTCGGCCATGCAGCTGTCGGCGGTGTGGGCGTGCGTCAAGCTCATTGCGGAGACGGTGGCCAGCCTGCCCGTCACGGTGTGGCAGGTCGATGGCGCAAACCGCCGCGTGGCGGACCTACATCCGCTGACGCTGCTGATGCGTGGCATGGTCAATCGCTACCAGACGCGCATCGAGTTCTTTGAGACCTTGCTGCTGAACCTGATCACCAGCGGCAATGCGTATGTGCTGGTCGAGCGCAGTGGTGAGCGCATGACAAGCCTGCTGCCGCTGATGTCGGCGATGGTCGAGACGCGCATGCTGGATGACGGTTCGGTGGTGTATGAGTACACCGATGACCGTGGCGTGGCGGTCTACGCAGCGCAGAGCATTTGGCACTTGAAGCTGATGGGGAACGGCATCGTCGGCCTGTCGCCGCTGGCATTCCAGCGCAATACCTTGGGCATCGCCCAGGCGGCGGAAGGGGCGGTTGGTAAGGTCTACCGCAACGGCGCAAAGCCGAGTGGCGTGCTGTCGCTGGATCGTTTCCTGACGCCAGAGCAGCGCGAGCAGATTCGTCGTTCGTTCAACACGCTGACGGTTTCGGCGGATGAGCGGCTGATGGTGCTTGAGGGTGGCATGAAGTTTGACGCCATCAGCCTGAGTCCGCAGGACATCGAGCTGCTGGAGTCGCGCAAGTTTCAGATTGCCGAGATATGCCGCTGGTACGGCGTGCCGAGCGTCATGGTCAACGACAACGCCGGCAGCACCGTGTGGGGCTCTGGCATCGAGCAGATCGTGGCGGGCTTCTACAAGCTGACGCTGCGGCCTCTGTTGGAAAAGATCGAGGCAAGCATGGCGGTCCACCTGCTGCCGGCCGGAGAGCGTGGGCGCATCGAGATTGAGTTCGACTTTGACGCGCTGTTGCGCGCCGACATGAAGAGCCGGTACGAGTCCTATCGTGTCGGCATAGCGAGCGGGCTGATTACGCCGAACGAGGCTCGCGCTTGGGAGCATCTGCCGGCGCAGGAGGGCGGCGACCAGTTGCTTATCCAAGGCGCGATGGTGCCGGTCGATCAAGCGGGTCCAAATGGTGGCCAAGAGGCGCGCATGGCCGAACTGGCGGCTGAGGTCAAGAGCCAGCCAGTCATCAATGTGTCAGTGGCAACGCCGGCGATGACGGTGCATCTGCCGGAGATCAAAACAGGCGAGACGGTGGTGCATGTCGATGCGCCAGTGGTCAACCTGCCAGCATCGCAGGTTAAGGTCGATGTGCAGCCTGCTGACGTCAGGTTTGAGCCAGTCGTCAATGTTGCCGCGCCCGAGGTCAAGGTAGATGTGGCTGCGCCGAATGTGAGCATGGAGGCGGTGCTGCCGCCGCCCGAGGTGAATGTGAACCTGCCGCCGCGCAAGACCGAGAGCCAGGTCGAGTACGACTCGGCCGGGCGCGTGACGCGCACGACGCAGATCGAGACTGACCTGTGAAAGAGCCGATCCGCATCAGCCAGTTGCCGCGTGCCGAGAACCTTGACGGCGTGGAGGTGCTGGTCGGCAACCAGGATGGCGTCACCAAGCAGTTTCCCGTCGAGTTGTTTGGTGGCGGGCGGATTCCGCCGTATCTGCAACCGTTGGCTGGGACGGTGGCGACAATCCCGCTGCCAGCCGGTGTGCTGGCGGCAAGTGTGGTGGTGGTCGATGCCGATGGCGCGGAGGTTGGCGTCGTAGTGCGGCATCAGTCCGGCCAAGTGGTGCTGGAGTCCAATGTGGACATGACCGGCTTGACGCTGAGGATGAGTTTTTGACCGTGCTGTAAGGCACGCCCCAATGCACCGGCCCGTGCAAAGGGGGTTCCCCGACCGCGAATGCTCAGTCTAGAGCAGGGGGTAGAGGGCTGACAACCTTGATCCCTAGGAGATTCAGATGGCTGCAAAACAGTTTTATCACGACATTGACTTGGTAAACGTCGGGCAACTGCTCGGCGCTCGCCTGCAGAACCTGTCGGCGTCGGGCATGACCGCTCTGGCCGCTCAACTCGGCATGGACAACGCCGGTTTGACGGTCTACTCGACCACCGACAAGCGCATCTACGTATGGAACGGCGCTGGCTTTGATCCGTTCCAGATCGATGTCGAGGGCGACATCAAGTTCCGTGGCTCGATCAACGCTGGCAACGCCGAAACGGTCGAGAAGGTTTCGGGCTACCAGTACGTTGTTGACGCCGCTGGCACGCTGGCGGTGGATGGTGTCACGTTCAGCCCCAGCGCTGAGGTGGAAGTTGGCGACCAAGTGCTGTTCATCAGCGCCACGGAAGCTGTCGTCATCCAGCGCAATGACGTAACGGCCACCGAGACCGTGGCGGGCAACATCCTGCTGGCTTCGCAAGCCGAGGTCAACGCAGGCATGGTCACCGACGAGGCCGTCACGCCGAAGACCTTGCACGGCTACCTCGAGCCGCTGTTCGCCGCGCAAGCTGCCAAGGACGCCGAGCAAGACCTGCGCCTCGACGCGGTTGAAGCCGAGAACCTCGAGCAAGATGGCCGTCTGACCTCGCTCGAAGCCGACCGCGTGAAGCACTTCTTTGCCACGGTCAACTTGGCTGCGGGTACGCCGTTCACCGTCACGCACGGTCTGAATCTGGCCGACCGCGATGGGTTCGTGATTCGCACCGCATTTGGCAACAGCGATATCTCGCTGGATGTCGATTCGGTGTCGGCCAATGCGTTGACCTTGACCTCGCTGGTGCCGCTGACTGGCGTGGCCGTGACCGTGATTGGTCGCGCTGCTGCCTAAGTTGTAGATGGACCGGGCCGCGTTTGATGCCTACTTCTTGTCGCACATCGACGAGATGCTGGCATTGGGTGCGGCCCACCCGAATTCTGAGCGCGGCAGGTTCATCCATGCCGTGCTGACGCTCTTTGAGCCGCGTCTACGCGCCGTAGAGGCCCGTCTGGACGCGCTTGAAGGCAAGACCTTTACATTGGAGTTGCAGAGTGTCGGATGCGCTGCTGAACGGCCTTCTCCTGCCGGTGCTGACCAGCCCGCCGCCGCCAGCGGAGCCAAGGACGGTCAGGCTGTTCGTCCAAAACGGCCAAGTAAAGCTGGTGGACGCAAACGGCGTCGTGACGGTGCTGACCAATGTCTGACCGATTTGGCGTAGCGCCGCTCATCCCGGTACTCGATGCCGTCCCTGCGGGGGAGGCAGGGTTTGTGCGGGTCTACGCTCGCGGCGACAAGGTGTATGCCGTCGATGAGGCGGGCGTCGAGACGCTGCTGACGAACGAGGCTGGCGGTGGAGGGATTCAGTTCCCGTTCCTGCTGCGGTCGGCGCTGACGCAAAAGACGTTTTTGTCCACGGTGGAGCAGAGGGCCAAGCCAGCCTTTGACCTGCTGAAAACGACTTACGCTTACAGCGGCAACTATGGCGCAATCACGGCAGCATCTGCTGCAGTCACCGGCAACCGCAACTGGACGAACCCTGCAAACGCACAGGCTCTGCCCAACGGCACAGTTGCCACATTGACGGCAACAGCAACCGCAGCCGCTAACGCCAACCTGACGCTGACCTACGCGGCTGTAACCGGCAAGACAGCATTTCCGATCACCCAAGTGTTGCTTGTGTTTCACGCCTCGCTGACCGTGGGCATATTGCAAACCGTGAGCATGGTGGGCCGCTACTCGCTCAATGGCGGCACGAACTACACGCAGTTGTTCTCGCGCAACGCTGCATTCAACAACTTGGCAGCAGGCGAGGTATTCGACATTACGGCAGCGGTCGGCGGCAACTGGGCCAACCTCCAAAACGTGCGGGTGCAGGTGCAGGCCAACATGAGAACGTCAATTGGCACCGGCACCGCGAGCGTTGACGCAGCGCGGTTAGTCATCACAACGTCTCCACTCGAAATGGTGCAATGACATGGCAGCAGCGTTTCTGAACAACGGTTTGACCGGCATCCGCGATGGTCTAAAGACCGCCTACCCGCAGATTGGGCTGGCGTCTGACAACACTGCATTTGCGGCCACGCAGACGCGGCTGAATCCGTCAGCGGCTGGCACGGTGCTTATCAAGGCCGCGACGTTCACCGACCTGACGCCGACCAGCTATCGCGGCACCATCACGGTCAACGGCTCCACCGAGTTCACCAACGCCACCATCTTCACGGTCGGCATCTGCAAGACCACCGACCCGACCACCGCTGGTTCGCGCTCAGTTCGCACGCAGGGCATCGGGGTGCAGGCGGGCGACACATTCACGATTGGTGTCGAGATTGCGGTGAGCGACATCTCGTGACCAAGGCGCTGCGCGAGTTCCTGCTTTACACCGAAGACGGGCGGCTCCTGCTTGCGGAAGACGGCCATCCGTTCGGCGTGATTCTGGAGGTCGAGGAGCAGGCGGGTGGTGGTCGAAGGCTTAAACGCGGCAAGCCGTTTACGGTGCCGAATGACTTGGTGTTCCCGGTCGATAGACCTGTAGTCAGTCAACACAATAGGAACGTCCCGATTCTCATGATGCTCGGGGTTATGTGAGGTGCAAATGGAAACCAAGCTAATCAGCATCGACTCGCTCGAACTCAAGATGGATGAAACCCGGATGGCGTTTGCCGGCTATGCGTCGGTGTTCGGCGGTGTCGATTCCTATGGCGACACCATTGACCCGAAGGCTTACGACCGCACCCTGCGTCGCAAGGCAAGCGACCGCCCCATCCGTATGCGCTGGAACCACTTTGGGCCGGTCATCGGCAAGTGGACATCGCTCCGCGTCGACGACAAGGGTCTCTACGTCGAGGGCGAGCTGACGCCTGGACATTCGGTTGCCAGCGATGTCTATGCCAGCCTGCAGCACGGCGCGGTGGACGGCATGAGCATCGGCTACCGGCCCAAGAAGATCGAGATGCTGGGTGACGACCGTCGCCTGCTC